ATGGGCATCCAGAAGGGCAGGACCTTGGATGACGCGTTCCGACGCTATGAGAAGGAAGTTTCCGTACACAAGCGCGGACATCGCCAGGAGATCCTGCGAATGGGCGCCATCGGCCGCACGGTGATCGACGGTATAGCACTCCTGGATATGAAGTTGGTCGACATCACGCCGAACATACTTGGCAAGTGGCGCGACCATCGACTCAAGGTGGACAAGGTGCTGGGCTCGTCGGTCAACCGAGATCTCAACTTGCTCTCGCACGTGTTCGCTGCGGCCACCAAGGAATGGAAGTGGATTGCGATGTCGCCGACCACTGACGTTCGCCGACCAGCTGACCCACCGCCGCGCGATCGTCTGTATAGCGACGACGAGATTGAGCGGATCTGCCTTGCCCTAGGCTTCGACCAGGCGCAGACAGAGCTGGCGACGACAGGCTACCAGCGGACCGCTGTAGCATTCCTATTCGCGATCGAGACCGCCATGCGTGCTGGTGAGATCTGCGGGCTAACAGCGACAGATATCGTTGGCCGCACAGCGACACTACAGCAAACAAAGAATGGCTCCAAGCGGGCCGTGCCATTGTCCCGTCGCGCCTTGGAGCTACTCGCCCTGCTGCCGGAAGTCCCAGCCGGCGAACGCATCTTCGCGATCACCGCTCCCTCGCTCGATGCACTGTTCCGCAAAGCTAAGCTGCGCGCCATGATCGAGGACGGCACTTTCCATGACACACGTCACCTTGCTATCACCCGGCTAGCAAAGAAGCTGAATGTGCTCGATCTGGCGCGCATGGTAGGTCACCGCGACCTCCGTCAGCTACAGATTTACTATAACGAGTCCGCAGAAAACATGGCTGAGCGCCTTGGCTGATCGTCTACTTAACTAATTCTCCTTCAATATAAGTCTATGAGCGACTACACAAATCAAATAATGCAGCAGGTGTCTCACTGGTTTGAATTAGCTGATAGACGATTTGATAGCTACGATCATCCCTTATGGCAACGACCACTGAGCGCCGCACTTTACACTGCAAGTCATGGCCTTAAGCGCAATTACGACAAGAGCATTAAAAAGTATGAAGATCTGTTAATTGGTCATCTGCTAAATGCTGCGAAGATTTGGTATAAAAACCGTTATGGCGAAGAAAACCTTCAACCGCCCGACGGATCGATAACCGGAGTTGTTTTGTTCAAAAGAATTCCTATCGGATTATCGATTCCGCTTATCTCAAGTCGGTTAACAGATGACGATCAATATCGGTGGGTTACATTTTTGACAGGAATGGCTGACGATGAAAACCCGACTTCCTTTCTTCAAAGAGGCGTCCCTTTTGACTCTCTGAATCCAAAAGCCAGAAAATTATTCAACGCCGAAATTACATTCGTAGTCTCAGCGACAAGGAAGATATGCACTTCTGCTCGTATTGTGCACATTGAGGACGCTGAGAGGAGGGATATGTGCCACAGCGTTGTGGAAAGAATAAATATGGGTGCTTCTTTGATCAACCAGAATACTTCCCTAACTAGAGCAATGTCGATATGGGAGTTTTTTTTCGCTATTGAGATTTTGCTCAAGACTTACATATATCAAAAAGGCGAACAGCCAGAAAACATCCATTCGCTAGGTGACTTGACAAAAAAAGCTCGCTCTCTCGGACTAAAGGCTGCATTGAATAAAATTTCTGATCTCCCAAGTACTAGAAACGCAATTCAACATCGTTATGCGCAGCGAGGCGCAACAACGGACGAAGCATTAAAGGTTTACGAGGCAGCGTTAAGCGTGGGAACAGAACTCATTTCCGAGATTGAATTAGCCATTAGTGGTGAAAATTTTGGCTTGAAGCTGATAAATAAACCTGGCTGGCTATTCCCACCGGTTTAACTGTTAATGAATGGTCGCTTTCACCTATAAGAAACTGAGCGCGTTCTCACAACCTACACCGAACGCTGCGCCTGCGCTTGAAACCTAGCAGAGCGTCACTATATTGCAGTTTCTCCAACTAGAAAGGCGGCTATGGCTAAGTTTACTGTTCGTATCGAGTTGCGCGACGCTGAGCGTGAAGATTACTCAGTCTTGTACGAGGGCATAGCAGAGCAAGGTTTTACCGACACCATCAGTAACTCTGAGGGAACAGCGTATAAGCTCCCAGATGCTGAGTACAACTATCAGGGGAACCTAACACGGGAAGAGGTATTGGCTAAGGCGCAAGTGGCTGCTAATGAAACCGGCTTGAAGTATTCGGTCTTGGTAACGGAGTCGGCTGGCCGAACTTGGCATAACTTGAGGCGTGCATGACAAGCGGAAGATGGGCTCAGGATTGTGATTCCTGTTGTCGTGGGTTCGAGTCCCATCAGCCACCCCACCGAATTCGCAGCAAGATCAAAGGGTTACACGCTTCAGGCTTGTAGCCTTTTTCGTTTTTGGAAGATGGATTCCAAATTTTGGAAGATCATCTCTTCCATAACCCAGCGTCGCACACCCCCTTCCCTCTTAGTCACTACGTTCACCTTCAAACGTTAGTTGGCATAACTACAAAAGAGCAACTTACGAGACCGCCTTGAGCTTGCATTCCAGCATGACGCAGTTATAACTATTTCCGATGTTAGTGCTCGCTCACCGTGCACTCCGCTACCGTCTGTTGGTACCGAAAAGTCAAGACACCGCGCGCCAAAAAACAGAAAAAATGATCGTTTATTAGCTTGCCTCAATCGCAAAGCAGACCATACAATTAGTCCATATCTCGCGATAAGCACTAGATATAGTGTTTTTTTGTTCGGGGAAAGGTGGGGGCAGAGTGGTCGGCAAACCACTCCGGCCCCCTAGAGAATTGACCCAGCCGCTGTGAGAGGCGGTTTAGCATGTTGCTAGAAAGGCAGGGATCAAATATGGCGAAAACCCATATGATCAGAAGAGACCAGTGAGCTGAGCCGTCCTGAGACCAGTTGGTTTCAGGACTCCATTTTATTCTAATAATCTCGTTCAAGGTAACTACCTTGATCAAAATTGATGTATCGGAGTCAGCAATGAATTCATATTCGATTCGCGTCGAACTTCACGACGCCACGTGGGCAGACTACGTGAACCTTGCTCAATTCCTCGGCAACAACGGAATTGTGGACACGATCCTGGGTGACGACGGCATCCGTTACAAGATGTCTCCAGGAGAATACAATTACTTTGGGCCTAACACTTTTGATAAGGTATACACTGCCGCAGTGACGTGCGCGGCCATGACTGGCAGGAAGCATGCGGTTACGATGGCCGCTGTGACTACCTGGCGATGGGTCGGACTCAAACCGGCCTGACAGCTAATCTCAGCCATTACGACCGTTAAGTAAGTGATAGGGCTGCATGCTTCTGGCTGCAGCCCTTTTTACAGGACCCATGATGCATGGGTACTTTCCCCTATGAGGCAGACGCCCTCATCGTGAAAGTTACGCCAAAAGCTACGCCTTTATCGTTAATTCCCGAAGCGCACCGACCACTCTTGGACGAAGGCTCGTCGCTGGTCGCCCTGCGGCCACTCCTCGCCTTTGAGGAGCATGCCAGGGCCATGCATAGTAGTGAGCTCTGCTCCATGAAGCAGAAGTAGCGGATCTGCGACCTGACTGCCTGGCAGATCCAACTGAGCAATCCGCACGCCGGCCACCGTATGCACGACCAGCTCGCCTTCCACTGGGATTGCAGAGGCGATCTGCTGGTCGGACATCCGCCCGTTTCGATCTCGAAGTCGTTTCACTTTCGCATGCATGGCCGGAGTGTAGCACTGTTGAGCAGCGTCACTGCCGGCTTGCTGCCGCTTGCGATGATCGGCCATGGACAAACGAATCGACGTGCAGATGGCGATGCTGATCGAACGGGCCGTAAGGATGGCGATCGCTGAGGGCGCCTGCGCGCTGCATGAGCGCGGAGTACCCTTCGATCTCACTTGGCGGGTACTGCTACAGCCGGCGCGCCGCCGAGGGGCTCGCCCAGCATCCGCTCCATCATCGCTTCCACCGCGAGCAGGTGCTCCAGGCGATCAGGCCCGATGAACTGCAGCGGCCCTTCGTCCTTGCGCTCCTGGTGGATCGTCATGAGGTGGCCGCCTCCGGTGGGCGTGAGCACGTGGATGTCGAAGGTGGCGCCTACTTCGCGTTCAGGGCGTGACATTGGTCGAACCGCTCTTCGAGGCGCTCGTATCGCCGCACGAGTCCAGCAACGCCCGCGGCGACGCCGAGAACATCAGCAGCAGCCTCTGGCACAAGGCTCGGTCCGCCGATGTCAGACGCAGGTTCAATGGCAGCGGGTCCAGTGTTGGGCGCGGCGGTGGCTGGTACTGGACCTGTGGGGCAGCGCAGGCTGTCAATGCCAGCGCGCATACGGCGCTGAGCAGCTTCGAGGGATGCAACATGTTCTTTCTCCTTCAGGAATGCGGCGTCGTCCCGCGCGCGGAGCTGGGCGCGCAGGTCGGACTCGGTTTGGCGGTAGATGGCGGCCTGGGCATCGCGAGCCTTAACGCCTTCGCCGACGGCGGCGGCATACCCGGCGTCGTACCGCGCGGCGCCGTAGTGGCGCATTACCAGCGAGCCGCCGAACGCAACCAGCACTAGAAGCAGTGCGCCAATCACAAGCCGGTCTAGCGCGCTCAAGCCGCCACCTTCGGCAGCACGTCGTACTGCCACATGTTCCGGCCGCGCATGACGGCGATCAGGTTCTCGGCGTACTTTGGGTCGGTTGCATATCCGGCCTTGGCTAGAGCGCGGGCCCAGGCTTCGCCGGTCACTTCTTTAAAGCAGGCGGCATAGCGCGGGTTCGCCTTGAAGAAGCTCGCGCGGTCGGCGATGGCGTCGTCGATGCTGGCGTAGGCGCGGAACTTGTCGACCACGTTCACGCGCTTGCCGGCGACATATTCATGCGTGGCGACGTCGACGGTCTTGCCCTTCCAGGCCCGGTCAGCCTTGATGCCGAACAGGTTGTTGCCGGGCGCGCGCGAGCCCCAGCCCGACTCGAGCGCGGCCTGGCCGATCGTGATCGATGCCGGAATACCGTGCTCGCGGTGCACGCGCTGGGCAGCAGGCAGCAGCAAGTTGATGAATGCGAGAGGGGGCATCAGATCATCTCCTTGACGTCGCGCACGATGTCGGCCAGGTCGGCGTCGCGGCGCTTGTTTGTGAACTTGAACAAGGCGCGCACGGCTGCCCAGGCGGGCAGCCCGCAAGCGAACATCAGTCCACCCTGAGCGATCAGCCCGAGCAGGTCGTGTGACCAACTCTCCACGCCCAAATACTTGATGAGGGCAGCACCGCCGCCTATCGAGCCAGCAAGGGTGCAGGCCAGCGCGACGCGCCATTCTCTCGTGTTTGTGGGCGTGGTCATCGCCATGACCACGAAGGCAGCAAGGCCAGCGCCGATCGCGCCCATGCCGGCCAAGCCGCCGATGATCTTCCAGCCTGCTACACCGGCGGCCGTGCCGGAAATTGGTTCGCTCATCAAGTTTTCTCTCATCGTCACCAGTGGCCCAGCGCATGGCCGGGAAGTTCACAGTGTCGCGAGAAAGTCGTCTCATTTCTCGGAAGAATGAGACGGAATGCTATGCCGCCATAGCTGGCTCATCAGTGATTCCGATAGGCGCTTGGCTTAGTAACGTGAGCGCGCTGGCCAGCGTGCCAGGTGAATACCGCCAGGCGTCCGGAATGCCGAGCGCTGCGGCCACCGCCTCGGAGCAGAACCAGTGGCGCTGGCTGTGCGGGATCGGCGCCAGCACGAATTGAAGGTTGCCGACCAGGTCGTACGGCGCGCCGTCGTGGTCGCGGAACCACTGCCACGCGCGATCGGCCAGGACGTCCGGCAGCTCGATGAAGTCCCAGCGGGCCGGGTCGAAATCGATCACTTTGGTGCGCACGCCGCCGTCCATGTTGGACGCCGATGCAGCCAGGCCGCCAGTCAGCCGCTCGCCGTCGTAGAAGACCAGCTCGACGTGCGAATACGGCGACTTCGTCCACCAACGCACGAGACGGTTGTAGATGCCGGCCAGGCCTGGGCGCGTACCTTTATAAAACGCCGCTTTCATTACAACCCCGCTGCGGTGATGAAAAGTTGATCGAGCGCCTCTTCGTCGAGGCCCAGCGCCTGGCCCAGCATGGCCACCAGTGGGCGGCTACGCACCACGGCGCTGGAGAATTCCCATTCGATGCGGGCCGCGTCACGCTCTGCGCCGTCGAGCGCTTCGATTGCCGGGGCCACCTGGTCGAGCTTACCGATCGCCAGCAGCGCGAGGCGAGCTTGGCGCATGGTGACCTCGGCCGGCACCGGTGGCTTCATCGCTGCGATCTCTTCGGACGTCGCCTCGCGGACGGTCCACAGCTGCGTCCACGCCTCGTCGATCAGTTCGACCGTCAGCGGTTCGGCCACCTGGCCAGGGTCGACGGATGGCTTTTCATAAACCAAGCAGAAGACACCCTGCTCCGCGAGATCGGCATCGGTGATGGAGGGGCCAAACAGCACCCATGGCATTGCTTGGCGGACGCCAGCGTGGTGGGTAAACGTCGTGCCAGTCGTCGGTTGGTAGTACATGGTTTGCCTTTTAGGTCATGTCTTGCGTGTTGGTCGACGGGTATGCCCGGTTCGGCCCCCAGATGATGCGGCAGGCGCCACCGCCACCCGCTCCTTGCCCAGCGAAGTTAGCTGATCCACCCCCTCCCCCTCCTCCAAAACGCCCGCCGTGCCGCACATCAGCTGGAGTGGACGAGCCGTTGCCGGCGTCATTGCCTCCGCTCCCACCTTTACCGCCGCTATTGCCAAGGGAGCCTTGCCCATTTGCTCCACTTGTGCCCTGCCCCAGAATGTTCACACCGCCGCCGCCGCCGCCAGGGACAGTATTGCCGGCTGCTTGCTGACCATTCCCTCCGCTACCTCCAGTTCCGGAGCCGCCTACGCCGCTGTAGCCGCCTGCGCCACCGCCGCCTCCGCCTGCTGAGCTTGAGCTACGCGGCCCACCGTTGCCTCCGTTAGCGCCGCCTACGGTGCCGCCCGCGGGGCCCACACCCAGAGGCGTACTAGCGGGCAGAGAACTAAAACTCCTTGCCGACAGTAATACGGTGCTGCCTCGCGATATGTACGTCGAGCCGCCCTGCGAACCCTCCTGATCAGGATCGAAATATATGGTTGGAGCCCCGCCGGCACCGACCGTAACCGTGAGAATCTCGCCAGGCACTACTGGAAGGTCGACGATGTATCGCAACGCCCCACCATCTCCACCCAGCATAGCGCCGGCTTGACCACCGCCAACGCATACGGCACTGATCGTCCCGACATTAGGAACGACAAATGAGTACGTGCCGGGCGTAACCCAGGCCTGCTGGCCGATACCCTGTTCGGTCGAACCCATCATCATCCTGAAGGTTGCTTCATCCATTGGAGCCTCAGATATCAAAATTAGCGGCGGCTGTCATACGCCAGCGGGCGCCGCGGTTCTTTGTCACAAAAAACAGAAGATGGGATTTCCCCGGCGTCAGTGCATACACCGTGTTCACAGGCGTTTTAATTGACGTCGGCAGCGTAAGTATTCCCGACGTCACTTCCAATTCCAGCGTAAAGCTGAATCCGTCTGTAGGGCAGTTGTCGAACGTAAGTGTTTGGTTGCCGTCCAGCGTCTTCGTGAAGTAATTTCCGGCCGCCAGATTGATCGACGTGGCCGGTGCTGGCTGCGGAATGAATGCCCCGCTGCCGGTGAGCATCGCCCAGTTCGCCGCATCGTTCGCCGGGTCTGTCGTGCCCGCGCCAGCAACACGACGGCGGTAGGTCTGGAAATTCACTTGGCTAATCACGGCGACATTCTTCGCGTAGGTCGTGCCGCTCACCCACGGATTAACACCGACTAGCTGCACCGCATCCAGGGCCGCACTTTGCGCTGCCTGCGCCGCGGCTCCAGCATCAGCGGCCCTCTGCGCAGCCTCCACCGCATTCTGATAAGCGCTCTCTGCGACAGCGACAACTTCACCATTGAATTTGTCCGCCATATGCGTACCGAACGCGTATGCCATGCCGTTATACGTCCCAGCCGCGCGATCTGACAACGCCGGAAAAGGCGGGGTATCCGTCATCGACGGAACCGGAGTAATTGCCATTAGATGTTACCTTCCACTTTCAAGTTGATTGATGCCGTGCGATGGTTGTCCGCACGAATGCTCCCCGTTACGAACCCGAGGGTGTTTAAATACCCGTAGCGCGGGAGACCAGTCGCCTCAAATGGGACCGCCGTATCGAGGATCTCCCCAAGAATCGCGTCTGCATACATAGCCTCGTCGGCGCTGATGGCGATGGTGCAGCTGATATCGCGGCTTCTTGGGCGCCTGGTAATTTTGTACGTCCCATCGAAGTTGTAAGTCCTCAGGCTGTAGCTCTTACGATTTGATTCAGCGCCGTATTGCGTACCACCGTACGTTCGCTCACCGATGAACTGCCGCCAGTCGCCCAACTTGATTGTTCCGACCGCTACGCGCACCCCAGGTGCGGCAGAGACATTGATGGTCACCACAGCATTTGGAGTAAGCGGGATATCGTCGAAGGACAGCTGCTCGGTCGGCACGAGAGTGGCGAACAGCAGCTCATAGAATCCGATGGCTTGGCTGTAAAGATCGCCGCTCCAGGCGCGAACGACGGGGCCACCAAGTCCCTCACGAACCTCGACGGTGTAGCTCGCACCTTCCATGCCATAGACGGCAACACCGTTCAGGAACCCCGGCTGGACGACGTAGGTTAACGAACCGGTGGATGACACCTTGGTGTTCGAATAGTCATCGAACGGCGCCATCCGATTCGTTGGTCCGTCCCGATACCAGTAGTTGGCGTCGGCGTCTGGCTTGGCCGAGCGCCCCGTATGGGCTTGGCGACACGCCCATACGGAACCATTGTAGGTACGTTTATCATTGACCTGGTAGCTGCCCGCGGACACCCATGCAACCTCACCGTTCGCCACGTCCGGCTCAGGAATCGACGTACCGGTTTTCAGCATGCTCGCAGTGATATCGATGGGCACCATTACCCGTGCACTTGTTGTCATTCGATTTCCTACGTCTGTACAGTGTTAATGACGTCAGCGCGGATGGCGTTGCCGCCGTCAGTCACATTCTCGAACTGATCAGCGAACTGTCCGGTGCTGTACGCGGTCTGTTCAGCTGCGTTGGCACCCCTGCTGATCTCCCCCTGAAGACGCGCCACCTCTCCCCGAAGCATCCGGATTTCTGCGACCAATGCGCTGCCGCCCTCGCTCGGGCTGGAGATCCTCCGCAGCAAATCCTGCGTCTGTCCGGCGTTGAAGATCCTGGCCGGGCCAGTAGCCTCAAGCTCAGGGCCGTTCTCGCCCACAATCCTCCAGCCGCCCGCATGGTCACCGCCTGCCGCATAGCCGGGGATCTTGCCCTTGTACTCGGAGCTTTCCTTGAACGACTGCGCGATCGCGTCGTACGACACGCCAGCCGCGGCACGGTCCATCCAGTACTGCAGGCCCGCTGCATCGGCGTCGCGGTCAAAGGTCGACTTGTACAGCGCCTTTATCTTCGCTTCCGGAGAATTGCTGATCGAGTTGACGATGTCCGAGATCGAATTACCGGCCGCCGCACTCCCCTGCCAGTACTCGAGGCCAGCAGCGTCCGGCGCGCGGCCGAGCGCGCTCTGGTACGCTTCACTGATCGACGACACAGCGGCATTGATCGGGTTGGCTTTCGCGCCAAGGATGGCCGACTGGAGGGCCAAGATCGCGTCGCGAATGGACAGGCCGGTCGTGCTAATCCCCTTGAGCTGGTCGATCTGCTCCTGCTCACGTTCCAGCATCTTGTCGTACGACGCCAGCTGGTCTTCCAGCGTGTCCAGCGTACGTTCCTCGACGGTCAGCGCGGCATCTGAAATCGCAGCCAGGTCGGACATATCGTTGCGGGTGCGGTAGAAGTCGGCCTGATAGTCCGCGAAAGACGCGAACTGGTCGCTGGCATCCTGCGTCAGGGTGCTCAGCACGGCCTGCAGCTTCTCGGAGTCGGGCAGTATGCCGCCAACACGCGCGATCGCCAGGAAACTGCGAAGGTCCGACTGCGCGCGCGCACGCTCCATCACCTCAGCACCTGGACCACGCATGTTGTTAATCGTGCTACGCAAGCTATTCGATACTGCGCGGATCTTGTTGGCCGCTTCGGTGTGGTTGGAGATCTGCGATTGCAACGCCGCCTTCTCGCGGTCGACCACGCGCTGCAGCACCGAGAAGGCCGCATCAACGCCGCCCATCAGGGCCGCCGCATCAGCCTTCGCCTTCTCAAGCGCCGCGGTTGCAGCTTCGTCGGCCGCCGTCTTCGCCTTGATCGCCTGAATCTGGTCGAACAGCGCCTGATTACTCGCGTGGAGCTCGACGCGCTGCTTGGCCAGCAGGTCGGTCTCGGACAGCGTGAGCTGGTCCAATTCCTTCTGCAGGTCGGCCCGCTCCTCGAAGATCTTAGCGTCGACGTCGGCGATCTGCTTAAACGCCGGCGCGATTTGCATCAGGGTGGCATAGGTGCGCGCGCCAGCCTCGGTCGTCAGGTCCAGACCAGTGACCACGCTGCGGAACTGCTCCAGCGCGTCTGCTGCGCCAGTCTTGATACCGAACTGGTCGAGCGTCGGCGTGATCCGCGCGCGCAACGAGTTCGCCCGCTCCTGGTCGGTGTAGAAGTCGTTCAGGAACTGGTCCGCGCTTGACGTGAATTCGTCCAGCCCACCGACCAGGTTGACCAGCCGCTCGCGCGCGCCGACAGATGCCAGACCCATTGCGGTAAAGGCCATTCCCAGCGAATCGGTGACGACCGCCACTGCCTGGTAGTTGGTGGCCACGCGAGACAACGTTTCAAGGTAGCCCTCGCCCACCTCCTGGAATTGCTCCAAGCCGCCGACGCCGAACTGGGCGAGTTCGTCACCGACCTTCGAGAACACGGCCGACAGCTCTTTCTCGATCTCGTCGTCCGACAACCCCTTCAGGCTGACCTTGCCGATATCGACCACGAAGCCGTTCAACTGGGCGGCAAAACTGTCGGAACCAATGTCGAGCATCTTGCCGGCTTCGAAAACGGTGTCGTACAGCGACATCAGGACGTTGGCGATTTGACGATTGCCTTCCTCGCCCAAGCCCTCGGCCTTCGTGCTGTACTTGTCGCTGCTGAACCAGCCCCCATCCTTTTTGATGTCGGCATACTGGAAGGCGTTGACGCCGCCGGCAAGGATGCTGGCAAAGCTCGAACGGTCCAGCATGAAGCCGGTATCCTCGATCGTAGTCTTGCCCCCGAAAATTTTGCCCAAGACCGAGCCGGTGATCTTGCCGACGAAGCCGCCGGTGATCTTGTCCAAGGCCATCCCGATCAGGCCACCCGTGGCCAGCACGCCGACGTTCGAACGTCCGAACGCATCGGCGCTGCCTCGCGTAGCGAACTCGCCGCCAAAGTCACCGGTCACGCCAGTGGTGCGCACCAGCAGGGATGCGAATTGCCCGATGCCGGCCTCGATGTTGCGAAGCGACGTCAGCATGCCATTGCTAATGCCCAGGCCTTGGAGCGTGGCGCCCTCAATGGCGTCGAGCGAACGCGCGATCGATTCCGACTTGGCGTCCGAGCCCAGCACCGTGCCGGTACCCTGCCTCTCCTGGCGTTGCTGCGGCAGGTTGACGCTGCCGCCACCGAACGCGCCGCCCAGCACAGCCGCGATTGCCACGCCAGCTGCCGCCATACCCCATGGCCCCAGCGCGCTCATGAACGACATGAACACGCCCGGGACCTTGGCGGTATTGCGCGCGGCCTCGCCGGCGACGACCGCGGCAGTTTCGGCGCCCTGGCCGGTTGCCGTGCCAGTGGCTTTCGCAGTGGTGACGAACAGGTGGGTGTACAGGGACTCCATCTGGTTGGCGAGCTCGATCGCGCGGAATGCCTTCTCGGCACCTTCCATGACCTGGTAGCCCGTCGAGTTCTCCTTGAAGAAACCTTTGGCTGCGGACGCCATATCGCCATAGCCGCTGATGCGCGATTTGACTTCCTTCGCGCTGATGGCGGCGGTGGCCTCGGCGAAGCCTTTCGAGTCGGTCGCATACTTGACGGCTGCGTCCTTGCGCGCCTTGTCGATTTCGGCCTGGCGGATGCCGTATGCATCCAAGCCCGAAATCAGCTGGGTCATCGAATCGCCAGCAGCACCAAACGCGCCCTTCAGGGCGTCCCCGAAGGTTTGCGCTCTCGTAGGATCTAAGAACTTGTCGAGATCCTCGCCAGCCTTCTTGATGGCGTCGGCATTGGCTTGCATCGCTGCGCCCTCGCGGACGGCTTGCGCACGCTCGCGGAGCGCGGCGGCCTCCTTGCGGTACTCTTCGGCGAGTGCGCCGGTAATATCCAGCCCGTCGGCCATCCAGGCGTTCGCTTCGGCGCGCAGGGCCAAGTCTTCCAGACGGGCGGCCTTGAGTTCGCCGAGCGCCGCCGTTTCGAGACCGATCTGTTCGTTCTCGTCACGCTGGGACTGGAGTTCCGTTACTGCCTTCGTGCTGCCCGCACTGGCCGCGTCGAGCGCCTTCTGGTACAGCTCAAGCGACTTGGTCCGCTCATCTTCAGCTTGTTTGACGAATTGCTGCTGGCTGATATAGGTCGCGACGGTGTCAACGTACTCTTCCAACGATTGCCTACCCGCTGTATAGCCGTCATGCAACTTGCCAAGGTTGGCATAGAAGTCCGCATCAATACCAACTGACTTGCCGCTGATGCGGTCAACCAGGGCTTCGTATTCGCTCAGCGCCTTGGCAGCGGCCTTCGTTTGTTCATCAGCACTACCGCCGCCACCATAGTTAAGAGGATTCTTAGGCGGATCGGGTTGTTGCGCCGGCGGCTTGACGTTGGATGCTCGTTGCGCCAAGCGATTTAAGACCGCTTGCTCAAACAGATTCGCGGGCTTATTCCAAAGCTCATCGTACTCGGCATTCGCCGCATCCAAAATTTTGTTTCGCTCTGCGATCACTGCCTTCAGCTCGTTCGTCGGACTACGACCATCGAGCACCATTTTCGCGGCATTGATCGGGTTGGCGACCTCTGTCATTTTCTGGAACACCGAAATATCGGCGCCAACGACCTCCACACTGCTGGAGACGGCGGAAAACATCCGAGGCAGGAGGGCCGCCACATCTGCCACACGCGCAAGCCCGACCGCCAAGTTGTCGGCCCACTTACCGATCTTCTCGCTGTTCACCAGACTACTCTCGGCCTTCAGCACATCGGAGAATCCGTCTGCCAAGTCGCCCAGCGCAGGCAATGCGGCTACGGTTACATTGGTGAAGAACTCATCGGTACGCTGCCCGAGTTTCGTGAATCTGTCTTGCAGGGCAGTGGCCTGTGCTACCGCTTCGTCAGTCACGCCCGAGAAGTTGTCGACGTTCTCGGCGAGGTCGTTGAAAAACGGAAGCAGGTCGGCCCCTGACTTACCGAAGAGATCGGTGACCACTGCGGCCTTCCCTGCCCCGTCTTCGTACCGCTGCAGGTTCTTTGCCACATCGATCATCACCTCGCCAGGATCGCGCAGCTTACCGGCGCTATCTTTCGCGGCCACTCCGATAGCCGCAAACGCCTTAGCCGTCTTGCTGGACTTGTCGTCGACTGTGGTAAGGCCTCGGGCAAATTTCACCACCGCCGGGTCAACGCTTGCGCCAAACTCAACGCCAAATGCCTTAGCGACCTTCTGGATTCGCGAGAGGCTTTCGACACTCGTGCCAACCTTCTGCGAGAGATCGTCCAGCTCAGCCATGGAATCGAGTACGCCGCCGACTTGGGTGCCAAGCGTTGCCAGGGACACCCCAGCAATCGCAAAGCCAGCGATGTTTCCGAAAGTGGACTGGAGACCAGAGATGCGGTCGTTAAGTCCGCTCATCTGGCTGGACAGGTTCTGCAGCGACTGGCTGTTCAACCGGCGCAGCTCATCACCGACACCGGCGATACGGCGACGACTTTCGGCGGCACCGTCCACAACCATTTCAATGAGCGCGCGTGGCGATGCCATCGTTTGTATCCTCTAGTTCTTTCTCTGGCGCGCCCACTCCTCAAGGCAGGCCCGCTCCATCATCTGAATCAACAGGAACGTGTCCCGCTGTGCCTTCTTCTTCAACCCCCGCATACGCATGCAGGTTTCAACACCCGGGTAGTGCAGCCCGGTTGCGCCGGCCATGCCGACGCTCCATTGCGTTTGAATCGCGAGCCAGATGCCGAAGACCTCTTCGTTCTCAGGCCAGAGCCAATACTCGTCCTCGTCCAGTTCGACGCCCTCCTCGGCGACTATCCCCATCGCCGCAAGCGCATCGTCCACATGTTCGCGTTCAGCGGGGGCGTCTGCGCCAAACTCGATTTGGCCGCGCGCCATCAGGCGCACGACCTCCGTTAGTTTTTTGCAGCAGCCCCGACCTGCTCCATATAGCAACGCAACACCAGCAGCGGCATGCCGGCATAATCGATCAGTTCTTCCAGACCGTTGGTCGAAAACGGAACCGACTGCCCGGCTTCATCCAGCACGGCATCCCAGCCTTCCACGACGCGGCGAATGAATGCTTTGACACCACCATTCTCCTGACGGACATTGTCGATTTCATCCTGGCTCAGGCGCTCGCAATGGAGTTTGAAATCGAAATGTTCCGGTTTGCCGTTTTCGTCGGGCAACGTGCCTTTGACCGTCACCGCGAGTTTGTTGCGTTTTACGAGCTTGATCGCCATGGTGTTTCCCTTCAGTGTTAGTAATTCGTTAGAGGCAGACCAGGCGCCATTCGTCGTTGCCGTTGATCGGCACCAGGCGCAGGTCGAAGCCAATCAGGCGATTGCCGTTGAGCTCGGACTTGCGCGGGTTGGTCAGTTGCGCAGCAGGCGCGAACACAAGCACCTTGTTGCCAGTTGCGGTGCCGATGGTGAAGCCCAGGCTTTGGGTTTCATTCGCTTTTACCGCAGCCATCAGCGCCACTTCCTGTGCTGGCGTGAGCTCCATTTCGACGGTCGCCGTCGATTGGCGGTCTGCGATATCGACGACCTCGGTGCTGAGCATCGGCGTGAAGTTGACCGTATTGCCGAAGTTCAGCTCCAGCCCGGTGCTGTTGTAGACGGTGCCGCCGGTCAAGACGCCGGCTGCATAAGTTGCGCCGAGCGTGATGTCGATGACATTTGCCTTCGTCATCGCCACCGGCTTCTTCCAGGGCGTGAAGGTGCCGGACGGGTTCGGGGTCGCGACGATCCCGCCATCCAGACCGGTCCACTCGAAGCGCAGCATCGGCCGCTCGCCGACTTTGGCGGACAGGGTGCAGTTGCCCATCGACGCGAGGAGCTTGTGCACCACGCCGTCATCGTAGTAATACTGGGTGAGCGTCTTCAGAGCAGACGATACCGGCGTGTACTCGACACGTGCCGGCGTGGTCAGCTGGCCTTCAGCTACCGCGCAGCCGAGCAGCAACTGGCCCCAGGCCGGTGGCGTGGCGGCGGCACCGGAACCAGCCAGCTCGACCGAGTAGGACAGCTTGACGCTGGCCGGGCCAACCAGTTGCTCGCTGCCGCCGAAGTAGCCGCGGATCAGTGCGCGGTCGATCGACTGCGCTTCGAGCGGGGTGACGGTTGCGTCCGACACCAGCACGGCATTGGCGGCACCGGTCGGCAGGGCATCGGTGCCCGGCGTCGTTTCGACCTTCGCGGTCACGATAGTGTTCTTGATGCGACGGGCCATCGATTACTCCTGGTTCAGTTGAGCGGCCGGTTCCGGCTGCGGGTTGAGGTCGATCCACTCCCAGCGCACATCGTCGAAGCGCCATTGACCGCCGCCTGGCGGTGGGGGGATGTCGCGGGCCGGGGTGGTCGCGACGGTCTTTTTTTCGAGGTCGGTATCGGTCTTCATGATCAATTCAGGTTGCCGTTGTACGTGCGATGGTCCGCGGTGTAGATCAGCCGCACCCATCCGGTTTTCTTTCCTTCGGCCGTGTTCTCGGCCTCCACACCCGCGAGCACCAGGTCACTTACCACACCGCCGAGTGTCGGATCGGCGGCCAGGCGCTCGGCGACGCGCTCAAGCAGCGGGTCAACTGCGACGTCGCCGCTATCGATGACACTGCGTGCGTAGAGCTCCACGGTGATCTGCGTCGACCAATCGATCGGGGCGCCGTTGATCGTCCCCTGCTCCGGCAGCGCCCGCTCCCACTGGACGCTGACCGCCTCGGTTTCCTGTTCCGGGAAGACGTTGGTCCGCGCTCGGTGGATGGACTTGCATACGGGCGGGTCCATCTGCAGCTGGGCGATCACAGCAGCAACCGCCTTGGAGAAGGCGGTGCTCATTGAGTGCACTCGACGAGCAGCGTCGTCAAGCCGGTGCCGTCCGGCTGCGGCTCGACGATCACGTAAGGCACGCCCGCGATCGAGATCCGCCTGCCCACCGGCTCGGCCATGACGGCGTTCGAAGCCACCTGGACCGATGGACTGGTGTTGGCCGCACCAACGCCGAGAGAGTCGGTCGCGCTCGGCTTGCGGAAGATGCCGGGCACCAGCACGCCGCCGATCTCCACCTGCACGTTTGCCAGGTGATTCAGCACCATGCTGTTGGCGACTGCTTCGAGGTTGGCGAAGTTCACGGTCGCGGCTTAGCGGATCACGCCGTCGAGCAGCACGGTTGCGCTGGTTTCGGTGCCGCTCTTGGGAGCAGCAGCCGCGCCGACCAGGACGTTGTTGGTCGCGGTCTTGGTGATACGCTTCGCGGTGTTGTCCCAGTACACCTTCTCGCCGGCGACGAGGGTGTCGGCCGTGACCGCGCCCAGGGCAAAGATGCCCTCGCGGACGATTTCGACGGAAGCGCCCTGCAACGCATCGGTCGCAGCGACGCCGAAGATTGCCCCTACCAGGGCGCCTTGGCCGCTGACGAGGTTTGCAGGCGCAGTAACGGTGATGACCGCGCCGGGCTGGATGAAGTTCTTCATGATGTGGTTTCCGTGATAAGTAGTGACCGAGCCGGCTTACTTGCCAGCGCCCTTGTACAGGCCGCGGTGGTCCACAGCCTTGGCTGCGAAGTCCAGGCGGCACTTCCAGGTAACGCCATCGACTTCGAAGCCGGCTTCGCTCTCGATGACCGGACCTTCAGCACCGTCCAGGTAGCAGTACTCGACGGTGTCGATCTGGCTGTTGCTGCTTGCCAGGTACCAGGCCGCGTCGTCAATCGAATCGAGGATCGGCTCGACGATCGGCTCGACCGCCGTGCGCCCGCCGGTGCGAAATTCATTCACGTCGCCCTGCTTGGCTGGCACATAGTTCGAGCTGGTCAGCTGGTAGGCGTCCTGCTCCAGCGATGCCGGCACGATCAGGAAGTTCGGCGCCAGGTTCAGCTCCTCATCCTGGAGGCCCTTCTGCAAGCGCATCGCGGTACGGCCAGCCTTCAGCGCCGCCAGTGACAGTGCAGAGCCTGCGCCCGAGCCGCTGTTCTTGTGGTCAGAATGGAACAGCGCCTTTCCGTCGCCCATCGGCGAGTTGCCGGTCAGCTGGCTGTACACCAGGCGGTTTTCCAGGCGGCTGGAGCTCGCGCCGAATGCAGTGACCAGGCGTTCGAAAGCGCGGAGGTCGTCATTGACGATGGCCTGGCGGGACAGCGACACCATGCGACCGAAGGTCACCAGTTTGTAGCTGTCGCCACCGTCCTGCATCGTGCCGTACTTGAATTCGCCATGCTCGTTGGTCTGGAGCAGGTTTGGTGCGGCCGACAGCTGAACGATGTTGATGTTCTTGAAGTCGGGTGCATTCGGGGCGCGGCGAGCCCACTGCGTATAGGTGCCGAGGTTTTCCTCGTAGCCCGCGCGCATGCGTTTGTTGGCGACGTTGGCGAACAGGTTGGCGAAGTCACTGGTGCCGTGCATGCCCGAGCGGAAGTGCAGGATCTGCTGCGCCAGGCGCATGCGATCCATGCCGCGCGTGTTGACGCCAGCCGATTCGAGGAACTCGCGGCCGATTTCCAGCAGGCCCATGCCACGGTACTGGCGACCATTGTCGGTCAGCTTGGCGCCGGAGTAGACGCGGTGCATGATCGCTTCCTCCATGCCGGCCATGCGGGTCTCGTGCTCGCTGCCGACCACCTGGATACGAACATTCTGATGACCGCCGCGAGCGGCATCGTTGCGCGCCATCTCGTCCAGCACCGCGCTGCGAGCTTGGTCGAGCGAGTTGCCGCTGCGGATCAGGCCGGCAGCCAGGTTGCTCACGCCGTGGCGTGCGCACAGCTCGGTGATGTCGGCGGCGCGGGTAGCCGTTTCATTGGCTGCGCGCGTGGCAGCGTCTTCGGCTGCTGGGGGTGCAGCCGGCACTGGGGCCGGTGCTGCTGGTGCCGGATCAGCGCCACGGGTGGCAGGAGTAGGCGCAGGGTTCTGGGCGCCCGGCTGGGTAGCAATGGTCATGTTGTCTTCCTGGTTGGATGGAACGGATTGGGCGGGCGCCCGGGTGATGAATTCGCATGGGCTGCCATTGACCGGCGCGCTACGCGTGCTGGCCTCGGCGTCGGCCGGGACGGTGACAAAGCTGATTTCGAACGGCTGCCACCGTACGGCCCGGTAGAGGTCCATGTTCACGCCATCGGTGCGGTCGATTGCGCGGGTAATCTCGAAGGTCGTGATGTTGTATCCGAACGAGATCGAACGGATGACGCCGGCCTTGATATCGGCGACGATGCCAGCCATCTCTGGGCGCGTCGACAGCCGCAGCACGGCGCGGCCTTCGCCATTGGCGATAGTGCCGCTGATCGCGATACCGATAATCGACTGGACGCCACCGTGCATGCGGTGGTTGTCGATGACCTGGACAGTACCGGCGTCGAAACGCGTCATGTCAACGGCTTCCGGCGTGACAGCCAATTCCTCCTCGTACGGTTTGTCGGTCCACCAGTCATAGCGTCGGACCCGCGAGCCGGTCGTCCACACTACTTCGATCGTGTTGTCGGCCTCGTTGTAGGTGGTCGGCACCAACTGCGCCTCGCGGGAGAGCGAGGGCATGTTGCGCGGATCGGTTGCCGAGCGGGTTTGCGGGGTGGTGGTGGGCGTCGTCATGCAGCCCACTCTACGTATTGCACTGTCTCAATTCTCGGAAAACTGAGACAATTTTTCGGCAGCGCTACTTTTCGATCTTCGAAGCATAGTAGCGCCCACCTTCGAGGACCATGCTCTTCGCCGGGTAAGCTGGAGTGACTGGCGGGAGTGCACTCCGCGCGCTACTATCTTTCTGCGCCGCCGGGTCCGACGGAAGCCGCTTGACCTGTTCCCGCACGATCTCGTTGTCAGCAATGTTGATCATCAGGGATCTACCTCATTGAACCAAGTTGTTTTGTCGAAGCGCTCGCCGTTCGCGCAGGGCACTCGAGCGACCCAACGCCAGTCGTCGGGTAATTCGCCGTCAACGCCGCCAAGCTTCACGACCACGAAGGTGCGTTCGATCCCTTCGATTGTGGCAACCTGGATTTCCGCTTCTTCCAGAACCTCAACGCCATAGGGAAGCGCGACAACCTCGCTCTGGACTGCGGTCGTATTCCGATCCCGCAGCTCCTCGCTGATATCGGCTGCGTAGTAGCTGATCTCGTCCCGGTCCCGGTCCACCTTCCACTTCTCACCATCCTTGATTGGCACTTTCACGTCCATCTCGTTGATCCTTATCCTCTTTCCACTTCCTTCGAAAACGACGACCCGGCTACCACTTCCTGCGAACACCACCACCCTGGTCCCACTACCTCCGAACACGACGATGCGAGAGAAATGCACCTTTGAAATATCCAACGCTTTCGCCGTCCTGGCGGTTGCTGCGAGGGCCGGGCCGGCAAGGGTCGACGACAGTTCGCACCTGGTTGCCACGCTGGCCGTCGCCGCAAGTTTGGCGCCGTCCAGCATTTTCGATAGCGCTCCTTCGATGCCGTCAGCAGCGGGCGGCTCGGCCTCGATGTAAGCGCTGGCTGCGAGCACGGCCGGCGACAGGGTCTTCGTCAAGCCAGCGGTCGATGAGAACGTGGCCGCCGAAGCCAGTGTTGCCTGAGCGAGAACCCTGGAGAGGGCTGCCCTGACTCCCGTCTGAGCAGCGCTGCTGATTTCTGCCGCCTCCAGAGTCGCGCTCAGCGTCGCAGCGATCGAGGCTGCAATCTCCTCGACAGGCTCGATCGCGAAGTTGTCGATGCGGATCTGGTTTGCGGACGCGCTCGCCATCCGGAAGCCGGCATACCCGGCCGCGGTGATGTTGCCGTCCGTGATTGGGCCGATCACGACGACACCGTCCAGCAGGACAGTGAGCTGGTCGCCCTTCATGCGAAGGGTCAGCTTCGGCTCGGCCCCAGCGGGCGCACTGTAGGCAACCGACGAAAGCGTTACCGTCGCGCCATTGATGAACCGCGCCAGGACAATACCGGACCCATTGTTGACGATACGGGCCTGATAGAACGTCAGGGCCGCGCCACCTGGTCCGGCCATCCGGCCGCAGACGCCGACAGATGGCGACCCGCTTCCAGTGGCGAAGTACAGTGATGCGCTTACATCGTAATCCGCAGTCGGGGGCTGTACGTCGTCACGGCAATAAACCGTGGTGTCGGTATTGCTCTGATAGACGCGGCCACCGAGTAGCATTGCTCTGCCCGCCTGGTTGGTCGACCTTACCCAGTTCGCAGAATATGATTCCAGGAACTGGCTGTCTGGACCATCGAACGCGTCGAGAAGGAACGGGGTCGCCATGCTTACGGATGGTTGGAGCGCCAGGTGATGTTGTCGAGGATGTTGCCGAAGGTCGACGCGTTCACGAAGTCGACGCCAATCCCACGGCGGATAAGTGCATCGCGCATCCGCGCGACCGCGGCCGGGTCAATCTCGGCCACCAGGGTTTCGCGCGCCACGAATGGCAGCTCGTCGAGTCGCGGGTCGGCGGCCATTCCGACCAAAGCAGCGTCGCTTGCCATGGTGACCTCCACCAGACCCCAATTATTCAGCGGCATGCCGTTTGCATCCGACGGCATCGACCAGGAGAAGTCGGCCCGATATTCAGCCGGCACAGGGCGGAACTCGTCGACATCCGCCTGCCCGGTGCCCAGGATGTCTGTCAAGTAATAACGCTTCATCACGCGTTGCCGTCGGTCAGCGTGAACGCGGTAACCGAGATCGCCTGGCCTTGTGCCAAGTTCAGGTTGTCGACCGTCATGTCGGCCGTGGCATCGCCGGTAGCGCCGACCTTGCCCTGGTGATGACAGGTGGTGCCCGTCGTGTCCATGATGGCGAAATGGCCGATGTTCGTGCCTGCGCCTGCCGCTGCGGCACCCGCGCCGGACCAGCTGCCGGCGAACGCCTTGGAGCCGTTGGCGGCCTGGGCCATCCAGTCGGATGGCAGGGCCAGCTCGGCAAGCAGCGTGCCGGAGCGCGCTGCAGCGCAGCTGGCTGGCTGGCCTCCGCTGTAGAAGCGCAGCTTCGGCGATGCGCCAATGGTTTGCTCGATCGCGTCAAGACGGGCGTTTCGCACCGCCACGGAAAATTGCTGCGCCATAGTTTTTCCTCGAAATTAAGTTTGGGCGTTGTCACGCGGGTATGCGGCCCGGGTCACGCAGGCTGGGCAGCAGCGTCATCCTTGCCTTTGTCGCCTGTCGGGAGATTCCCACGCTGCATGAACAGCACCACATCCAGGATCCCCATCTCGCGCAGCCGGTCGATATCGGCCTTCATCTCCGCGTGGACGACTTCCGGGTCGTAGCCGCGCTGGCGGATCTTCTCGCTGATGCTGCACAGCCCGGCCGCGATCTCGGCCTGGTCGGCCTTCACTTCTTGTTCCGGATTGACGTAGTCCCACTTGGGCGGGCTGAAGTCGACCGACTTGTCGGCCACCTTGATCAGGCGTGCCAGGTACGCATGCTCAATAAATGCGTCGTGGATCGGGACCAGCAGCTTGGGGATGAGGGTCAGCCATTGCATCTGCCGGACCGAACGACGGAAGTCCAGGATGCGCACCCGCGCGCCGCTGAAATTGACTTGGTTCAGATCACCCGTCATCAAATGGTACGGAACGCCGATGCCGGCGGCGATCAGGTGCAGGGCAAACTTGACGTACTCTACGTAGCCTGGCGCTGCCTTCGGCTCGACGACAGTGAAGTTGAGCCCGCTCGGCATCCCGAAGATGTTGCCGCCGCCCAGCTCGCCAAGGTCACGTACGCCACCGCCCTGAACCTCGCCCGCGCCGCCCATCGACGCCGGATTCTCCATCGCATTCATGTCACCGCTTGCCAGGACCGACAAGCGGCTTTCCAGGTTCTTGCGCGCGATCTCGGCGTCCTCATACAGCTGCAGGTCGCGCACGCGGGCAATCACCGGGGCCAGGCGCGTGAAGCCCCGTCCCTGGCCGGGCCGAGCAGGGTTAAACAGATGGATGATCTGGTTTGCAGGAACGCGCTGGCTTTGCGCTCGGCCGCGAGCGACAGCGATATCGCCGGGATGCTGGTCCCACAGGTAGTACGCGGCGACGGCGCCCAGCATGTCGTACTCGATTCCGTTGACGATCTGGTTGCCATTGAGCGTGCCCGAGCGAGCGCTGTCGAGCCAGTCGATCTCAAGCAGCTGCAGCTGAAGCGGCACGGGCAGGCCATCGGAGGCGCGGCGTGTGCGCTTGCGCACCAGCACCTCACCGTCCTGCTCCATGGCCCAGTATGCGGCCTTGATCAGGCCGAAGTAGTCGAAGCGGCCATCGGCGTCGCACACCTTCCACCACTCCTTGAGTAGCTGGTTGATTCGCAACCGCTCTGGCCCCGTTGCGCGGGGGACGATTCCCTCGCCGACCGTGGCCGCGACCAGGCCGTCCAGGCCTGCCCAGATGTAGGGGACGTTCTGCACCAGGGCGCGCGCCTTCACGCGCAGCGTGCGGGCGTCAGCCTGGTGGTCTGCATTGGCGCTCGCTCCGGCGCGGCGTGGTCGCCAGGTGTCGCGCGGGCTGGCCGCCTCGTATGCGCGCTGCAGTTGGCGACGGGCGAAGTGCCGGGCGATGCCAGCATGCGGGTTCACGTAGCCAATGATGCGATCGATGATGTTGCGCATCAGTCGCCCCTGCTGGTGGTGAAGCCGAACCGGAACACGCGCGGGCCGCGGTTTTGCAAACTGCCGTTGAGAACCTTCGCGGTATGATCGCGCGCCACGATCATCTGTGCGGTGTTCTGGTAGGTGATACTGCGGCCGTCGAACACCACCGATAATGCGCCGGAGGCGATCGCAGCGTCCAGCGCGTCGAGGTCGTTTTGAGAGATAGCCATGAGCCAACAGTAGCGGCATGGCTGTCTCATTTCTCGGAAAACTGAGACGATCTCCCACTATCTAACAGATATCCTTGACATTCTGATAAAAAATGCGAAAATCCGAAAATTACTTAATCAACGACTAAAATGACTATTACATACGTCGATCGCTCGGCTGAACAACGGCGCACCCGTCTACTTTACTCCCTCGTCACAATTATCTTTGGGATCGGAATATCCATTCTTGCAACATTGCAGGTCTATGAGTTGGGCCTGCATCCTACTATCAAGGCATTACTCCAAGTCGCTGGATTCTTGATACTAATGCTTCCCATATTCGTTTTAATGCAGGCGTATTTGGAGCCAACTCTAAAAAACAGAATTAGCAACCAGTCTAAACTTCGACAAAATGCTTTAAACGACGAAATAAACCAACTGCGCTCCGAAACCCAACTAGCATTACATGAAATAAAAGAGAATATAGAAGCGCTTCACAATAAATTCGATCACAATCCCACAGCCGAGCTCATACCAGACGAGCTGAGAAATGATCTAGCTTCGGAAATACGGGCTCAAATTGAAAGAAGAGGTAGCGATGCAATACTGGACGAGATCGAATCCCGAGCGTCAGATCGGGCATTTCAGGCCCTGAGCAAAGAAGTTGATTTCTCTCAATTAACGCTCGCTCGTGAGCGAATCGAAACTGAAATATTTGATTTGGGTAGGCGTGGCAATCTGAACCTTATGCTCGGCGGCATAACTTCGCTTGTCGGTTTGATTATCCTGGGCATCAGCGTATATTTCCAAACCACCGGAAAAGATGAAACCTTAACTCTATTGAATTATTTTCTGCCGCGAGCAGGACTGGCGCTAATGATACAGATATTCGCCTATTTCTTCCTAAGCCTATATCGCAACAGCCTCCAGGAAATCAAGTATTTTCAGAATGAAGTAACCAATATCGAGGCGAAATACGCAGCCCTCGGAGCTGCCATGCGAACCAAGGACAACGAAATAATTAAAACTGTACTTACATCGTTTTCCACTACCGAAAGAAACCATATACTCTTAAAAAACCAAACAACAGTCGAGCTTGAAAAGGCAAAGGCTGAGCAGGGAAATAACGCTGCGACGCTAAAAATTCTAACTGAATTTGTTTCAGGAAAAATAGGCAGCAACGAAAAGTGAAACCGCTGATAACTCAACGATTTCCGTCTGTCTTTATAATTCTGTAGACTGACGCTCTACTGATCTTCAAGCGTCGAGCAACTTCAGTCGCGTTCCGCCCGTTGAATAGCCGCATTACTTCCAGCATAATCCGGTCGCGTTCCGCTTTCGGGCGACGTGGGATGTAAGTCTCAATACCCGCGAATTCCCGCCGCGTCATTTGCTTAAGCTCGGCTGCACGCTCTTTCATCTCCGGAAACTCGATTGCGATGAAAGCAAAAATCGAATCGATCAGGTCGGGATCAGCGAGCAGCTCCGTAGTCACCACTGTCTCCCGGCTGGCCGGCGCGGCTGGGGGAGTGGGTTCGATTGCGCTTTCGGTTTCCATGGTTCTTGTGCTTGTAGTGGTGCTGTGGTTGATACGGGTGCAATCGGGTTGGTAGTGGAGGCTTCTGCGGCAGCGGGCAGCGCGATCGCCGGCGGCTCACTGAACAGGTCGGGCATGCTCGGCACGACAATCTCACGCACCAGCTGCCACTGGCTGGCGGTTTTCTTGTGCAGCCCCAGGTAGTGCGCCGCAGCCAGGTTGTAGACCATCAGGTCGCCGGCCTCGTTGCGGTCGTTCTTCTTCTTTTCCCACACACGCACCTTGCGGCCGCGCTTCCATACCGTGACGCTGTACTCTGCCGTCAGCTGGTCGTAGTATTCGTCCGGCAGGCCTTCCGGGAAGTGGGTGGCGCCCGGACCATCCGCCCGGCTGTAGCGGCTGGCCAGGTAGTCCTTCGCGGTGTCGGTACCGATCAGCCACATCTTTGCGCCGTGCGGCATGACCTTGCCCATCCAGTTCACATCGACCAGCGTCGGCTTGACCGCGAGGATCGGCTTATTCGAGGTGGATGCGCCCTTGACCGCATAGATGTGCCGGTGCTGGCGCGTGCGCGTGAAGTTGTACACCTCGTTGGTGTGGGCGCCGCCCGAGTCGATGAACACCGCCGCGATACCGATCTCCCGTCCGCCTGCGTGCCGATACTTACCCTTGAGCATCACGTCGAGCTTGTCCCAGGTCGCCTGCTCGGCCGGCGATCCCCACACCACCTGGTAGTCGACGATCCAGTCCTCCATGCCCTCACCCCAGGCGACGACCTTGAGCTCAAGGCGGTCGTTCTGGGTATCGACGGCGCCAGTCAGGAGCAGGCCGCCCATCGGCACCGTACCGAGCTTGTAGCCGCCAGCCCGCTCCTTGAGTTCGGACGCCTTGGTCTGTTCCTTCTTGCGCTCCCAGCAGCGTGCCAGGCGAGTGTTGTAAAACACGATCATCAGCTCGTCGCTGCCCTCGTCCAGCTTGGCCCGGGCGGCACGGTACTCAAGCAGCAACGCCTTCCACGGCAGCCAGCCGTACGGCGCGAACATCGCGCTGATGGTGAAGCTCTCGGTCTCGCCATCGCCGGCCCCGCCGGCAGACCACGCGCCGCGGATGAACATGCGGTTCTTGTCGGTCTCGTACATCATCGCCCCGCAGTCGGCGCACGGATAGCATGCACGGCCATCGTCATCCTCCTGGAGGCGCTCGAACAGCAGCGGCTGCTCATGGCCACAGTGCACGCAGTCTGCCAACGCCTCACGCTGGGTTCCCTGGAGGTAGAGGCCATGGATGATCGACCGTCCTGCGACGGTTGGCGAGCTCGGGAAATAGCTCTTGCGATTGCGCTCGAACGTCGTCTGGCGAGCCTTTGCCAGGGCGACGGGATCACCTTCGCCGTTGACGTTGTTGTCCGCCCGGTCGACCTCATCGAACAGCACGCGCCGCGCCGGAATCTCGGAAAGGTTGGCGGCAGCGCCGGCCGTCACGATGTGCAGCGAGCCCCCGATGTATTCCTTGGTGTCGAGCGTATTTACAGAATCGCGTGCGCGCGGTGCGGCGACGCGCTCCCGGACTGGCGGCACCGCGGCGATAGTCTTGCTGACGCGAGCGCTCGTACGCTTTGCCAGCTTGCCGGTTGGCAGGATCCACAGGAAGTTCGCTGGCGACTGATGCACCGAGCAGCAGAACCAGTTCAGGCCGACTTGCGTCTTGAGCATCTGCGATGCTCCCATCAGCGCAACCACCTTGCACGGATGGTTGTCGGACAGCGCGCGCATGACCTCCCGCGCATGAGGCGTGCGGTCGGTGCGGTACTTGCCCGACTCATTTGCACCGGACTCCTTCGGGATGATCATGTGCGCGTCAGCCCAGGCATCGACGGTCATGTTTGGGTCTGGCAGCAGTCCCCGCGAAATAGCGGGGTGCAGTACGTGCGCAGCTGGCGTCAGGCCAATCATTCGACGTGCGCCTCCAGCTGGACATCCAGGCGCTCGCCAAAGGTATGCGCCAAGCTTTCGAGCAGCGCCCTGTGTTCGCGATCGATCACGTCCTCACACTCCTCGGCGGTGCGCAGTGGCGCCACGTCTGCAGCAATCCGACGGGCGCAGTTCATCAGCCCATCGCGCAACGCACGTGCAGCCTCGAACGCAGCCGCGTCAACGTCAGACTTGAGCAGGAACTGGCCCGACATCTCGGCCAGCTTGATCTCCGCAGCTGCGGCCTCCGCTGCCTCCCGGCGTGCGCGGCTCGTGTCGTAGCCCGGCACCTTGGCCGGCTTAACCTCGGACTCCGTACCTCCCGCACCCGCCGGGGCGGTCGGCTGCGCCTCATTTGCCATGGAGGCAGGTCGCTGGGCGCTCGCGCGCGGGCGGGTGTTCTTCTGGTACAGGTGGGTCGCGTAATCGGGGTCAACCTTCTTATCGGTAACCGGGATACCGCACCTGGTCACCGCTTCGTACGCGGACTGGCGCGAGATGCCCACCAGCTTGGCCCACTCGGCGATGGTTGTCAGGTTTTGCGTCATATCGATTCGTTGTCAGGTCGTTTGTCAGGAAATGTTTTTTTGGTCCGCTAGTGCGATGACGTGGCCTGAATTACCCTTGCCAGCCCCACCCTAGGAAGAACCTACCCCCCGGGGGGTGGGGGCCGGCCCGGCCATCAGCTGCCCCCGCCACCCGGCCGCGGCCGGTTGAACTCGGCCTCCCAGTGGCGCGGGAACCGCATCTCGACGGTGGCCTGGCCGACCTCGTGGAAGCGCAGGCGCTGCTGGTACTGGACCTGCTGCACGAAGATGAACACCGGGCGGATCGCCGAGCCGTGCGCGAACTTGCGCTTCAGGTAGATGCCCGGCAGGAGCCCCTTGTTACCGTTCGGCAGGACGAAGTACGTGACGCCCTGGCGCGCGATGGTGCGGTTCGAGCGCTGGCTGCCGCTGGCGCGCGACTCGTAGCCGGCACCGTGCTGCACCTTCAGCTGCGACAGCACCTGGCGGATCTGGCCGCGGCGAACGTTGCCATTGCCATCCAGGTCGGCACCTTCGCCAGGCACGGCGAACCACCCCTGCGGCATCATTCCGTTCGCCTGCAGCATCCGCTCCATGCCTTTCAGGCCGCGACCGCCGCCGAAAATCTGCGGGCCTAGGAACTTGTCGGCTGGCGTGCCCTTGCCCCATGGGTCGTCCTTGACCCAGACGCGCGACTCGAGGCGGTCCCTGGTGGCAGACTTCAGGAACGTGCCGTTCAGGGCGTAATTGGTCGGTCGATCGAACACGGCGCGCTGCTCGTCCTTGATCGCGGCCTGCACGTCCTTGCCGGTGCGGGTCAGCGCGATCGCAGCAACGATCGGCCCGCGACGGCCCATCTCATTGACCTGATTCGCCACCGCTGGGAAGCTGCTCCTCAAACTCATCCTCATAGCCCTACTCCTAAAATTTCCGGCTTTGCCGTCTATTTCTCAAACCCTGCAAGCCTGTAACCCTCATGGATACTGGCTCTTAGCAGGGTATGCACACATGCAGGGTTGTTTATGATGTGACGGTCAAAAAAAAACACATCGGCCCTGCTAATGTCATCCGCGCCTACGTGCGCAAAACCCGGCTAACCCTGCATACCCTGCTGGAACCCACTATTCATGCGGGTTTCCGGCTTGCAGGGTTTGATTACTACTCTGCATAACCCTGCAATGCGCGGTCCGCACGGACCTTGCCCAGCTCCCGGAACTTGGCGATCTGTTCGTCCAATGGGTGCGGGAAATCGGCGTTCTCGACCACGAACACCATCCTGGTTTTCTTGTGCTTGCTGTCGACCGCCACGCTCTTCTTGGCTTTGTGCTCGCGCCCGCCGATCAGGCCGGCGAACTTGCACAGCGTGAGCGGCTTCTCCCCGCTCTTGTCGCACCACCGCTTGTAGATGATGTATAGGTCTTCCGAAAGGCAAGAGCAGTACGGAGCGTCCAGGTAGCCGTCCTTCCAGGCGCGGTGGAACGACATCCAGCCAGCCAGGCCGAACTCGATCACTCGCTCCTTGGCCAGCGTCATGGGCGGCTTGGTGTGCTCGTTGAAGTCGTCCAGCGGCAGCGTCAGCAGAAAGTGGTAGAAGGCTTCGATGGCGCCGTTGGCGATCGCGTCCTTGACCTGGTTGTAGAACGCCGGGTCCTGCTTACGCCTGGCCTCGATGACCATGAAGCGCCTGTCCTCCAGCTCGATCGGGATCGGCTGCGGCTCGTTCGAGAGGAACACTGAGTTCATGTGGTTGCGCTCGTCGCGGGCCGGCAGGTTCTTCTCGTTGATGTTCATGGTCTTGCCGGTGATCATGTACTTGAGCGTGCCGTTGTGGCTGTACTTGTCGTCTCGCGACAGCACCTCCTCAAACAGCACGAACAACTTTTTGCTGCGCCAGGAGGTGAAGGTCGAGTCCAACTGGTGTTGACTGGCCACCGTGCCGTAGTCCCCGAAGATCGGCAGCATCACGCCCTCGAAGAACAGCGACTTGCCGGTGCCCTGCTTCTCGCCAAACATCAGCAGCGCCGTCTGCATCTTGGCGCCCGGGTGCTGCAGGGGGTACGCCAGCCAGCGCAGAATCCACTCCATGTATTCGTCGGCACGATCCTCGGCGTCGCACAGCGAGGCCAGGAGCGCGAGGATCGGCTTGATCAGATCGGGATCGTGCTTCGGCTTGAGCGGCCAGCCCAGGAAGATATTTACGTGGCTAACCGGGTCGGCCAGCTGCGTCGGGTCGAACACCAGGTTACGCGCCTCGATGGTCTTGCGCTGTGCATGCTCCTGCCATTTGCCAGTCAGCTCGGCCGTGTAGTCGGCGCGCACGGCGCCCAGCGACATGACCTGCTGGCCGATGCCGTCCCATACCGTCTCGGTGCCGCGAAGGAGCGTGAGGTTGTCGAGCATCTCGCCCAGCTTGCCGCCACTACCATTGCCCTCGACGGCCTTACCTCCGACCAGGGTGGGCAGCGAATCGCGCATGATGGTGCGGCGATTCGGAGCCTTCTCCCAGCCGGCGGCCAGCTCTTTACCGACCCACGCCGTGAACGCCGACTTCTTCAAGCGCTGCTTGCGGCGACTGTCCCACACGTCGGTCGTCGGGTAGATCAGCTGGAAATGCTCGAGCAACACATCCAGCGTGGGCGCGCGCATGTCGGACTGGATGTCCTGCGGCTCAGCGGCTGGAAGCACATCAGGCAGCGGCGCGGCGTCCAGGTAGGCCGGCAAATCTTCCTCGGAGGCGACCGGCTGCGATTCCTCGGACATGGTGAGGGCGCGGGAGCGCGCCACCAGTACCTGGTCGCGAACGACATCAAGCGATTCGGCCAAGTAGAGATCGTTGTAATCGGACGCCTTGCTATCAGCAGGACGGTCGGCAAACACGGGAATTGACACCGATGCGTTGCCGACGGCCCGAGCTGCGGCACGCGATCGCGACACACCGGCGTTTTCGAACTTGGTCACTTGAACGCGGCGTCCCGAGCGAATGTCGGCCTCGATGTACGGCGTCTTGGTCATATCCTCACGCCAGGTGGCACGAACACACACGGCATCGCCGCCGGCGTTCGACAGCTCGTGGTCCTTGCCGTCGATGACGGGTTCCCACACGGTGTCGTATTCCTTGAGCAGGAACTCACCCAGGCGCGCAATCAAGCGCATGTCGTCGTCGGCATGGAACAACAGATGCGCGTCGGGGAAGAGCTCGCGAAGCAGCCTAGCGACTGGCAGCAGGTTCCCGGCATTGAATGCGACCATGACCGGCGTATCGAAATCAGTCGCCATGCGCACCGTCTCGCAGGTCGCATAGCCTTCACCGATCTCGATCAGCCGGGTTTCCGGGCTCAGGCGGCCGAGCAGGCAGGCACCGGCAACCATATCGATGCCGCTGCTGAATCGCTTCTCGCCGTCCGGCTGAATGCGCTGGAGGCCGGCGAGTGTGGCACCGGATTCGCTGTACTTCATAACTGGAACCAGCAAAACGCCGTCCTGGTCGACGCGCGTTTTCTCACTCTGGACGCGCTTTCGCGCCAGATACGCCGACGGCTGGTCACTGTCTGCCGCCGCGGCCCACGCCTGGCGGGCGCGGCCAGCCGCCAGCTCGGCTTTGCGCTGCTTGCGCTCCGCCTCCGCGCGTTCGTGCGCGGCCTGCTTGCGCTCGGCTTCAGCTCGCTCTTCCGGCGACAGGCCGGCCCAGTCCATTGTGATCGGGATCGAGTTCGGATTTTGTCCTTGCCAGACACCGAAGGCGCCAGTCACGATCTTGCGACCCGACTTGAGCTCAATCTCACGCAGGACGTACCACGCCTTTTTCTTGGGACCGAACCGTTGTGCCTTGCCGTTCAGGACGGGATGGCCGTCGGGCAGCCGGGGCAAACCCTCTGCCGCCATTTGCTGAATGACTTCCTCACGCGTTAGCATGATCTGCTCCCTTCATCGCGAGGGCCTCGGCCAGCATGCATTGGAGGTGCGCGAGGATTCGCGCTTTTTCTGCCTGGCTTCGCGAGTTCGGCGCTTCAGTGCACAGCTCCCACTCCACCTGGACCACTGGCTCGTTTTGTTGCAAGTCAACTGTCATTGGAACGATTCGATGGAACGCCGGCCACGACTGGCCGGCAGTAAATCTGGAACATCAGGGCCATCAGCTCCTGGGTGGTCTTATGCATCTGCTGGGCGATCTCTTCGAGATCCGCGCGCTCACGTCGATTGATCTCACCGTCGGCTATTGCGGCCGTGTACGTCGCCGACAGGCGGCCCAGCTCGACGTACAGCTCATGGAACTTGCCATGCAGCGCTTCGTCGGTGGCGCCCTCGCCTTCCGGCAGCTGGATGAAGACGCCGCCGCTCGCAGCTGCCACGGCCTGGGCAAAGTGCGTGGTGCCGGCATGCGCCTGGATCAGCAATGCAGTGGTAACGCGCATGCCGCTGCCCTTGACTTCGTACACCCGCGCCTCAAGCGCCGAACGCGCCATTCCCAGGGTGGCTGCAGTTCCGGCCCATCCGTGGACCTTGATCATCTCTTGGTAAGCGGACAATAAATCCACAGTATTTCCTTCCATTCCTTGGGTGTTGCGATTCGATCAAGAGCTGTAACCTTGGGCAACCTTGTCAACAAAAAATTTCCTATATGCAACTTTCAAGATGCAGATACTTACGCCCGTTATCCACGGACTGCCGGGCTTGTTCTTCAAATGACGCTCTTCGTCAAGTCGGGAGTGCTGTTGACGCTTTCGGCTACGTCGACGGGAGAAGATCTGACGTGGACTTACGAACTCGGCGGTGCAGCCGCGACCATTACCCCCCCGTCAGATGACCGGCGATGACTGCGGCCACACTTCTGAGCATGGAGTCCAGCGATCGCTCCCAGTGTCGTGCTCAGACATCGAGCTTGACCGTTGAGGATTCGATTCACAGTCGGCTGAGAAGTCTTCAGTTCCGACGCGAGGCGGGTTTCACTCCAGCCCGTCGCCGACTTGACTTCCCTGAGAAGGGTTGAGGGGTCTTTGTCCATACCTCACAGCATATACGCGAATGAATAGATGCGCAATACTCAAATGAATAGCTTGTTGTATCCGACATATACGCGCGCGTATAGTTTTGGGATGAACATATCGACCAGACTAGACAAAGCCATGCACCAGGCCGGAATCCCGTCCCAGAGTGCGCTGGCTCGTGCCTCTGGCGTTCCTCAGCCCACCATCAACCGGATCCTAAAGGGGACCGGAAAAAAAGGGCCGGAGACAAACACGATCGCCGCCCTGGCTGCAGCTTGTAACGTCGCAGCACAATGGCTGACTGATGGCACAGGGCCAATGGAACGTGCTCCCGCCCTCTCGCAAGCGGAGGGCGAGATCATTGAGGTATCAGTCAGTGCAGAAACAAGTAAGTTTGTTGGCGTTCGCGTGGTTTCGCGGTACATCCATGCCGGCATTGACGGGCACGGAGGAGATGTTGAATACGAGGACCACGCAATGTTAAGCCTTCCGCTGTCATGGGTGGAAGGCAAGAGGCTTTCCCCATCAAAGTTGATTGCGATTCGGGTTACAGGCGAAAGCATGTACCCCACCCTTAAAAGAGGGCATATAGTAATTGTCAATACGGCCGACAACGATCCTCGGAACCTTATAGACGGGAAGCTCTATGCCGTGAACCACAATGACCGGCCGTGCGTCAAACGACTGGAGCTTAATGGCGGACAGTGGTTCCTAACTTCCGACAACAAGCTGCCAGAATTCCGTAGTCGGCCGGTCGACGAAAGCACTGAAATAATTGGGCGGGTTATTACCGCGGTGGAAAACTTCATCTGATGAAGGTGCAGGTTGCCGAGGTGACTCCGTACGGGTCGCCAGTGTTAGTCGCAATTGTTCCCTCCATCTACACCGGTCAGTCGAACGGGCCCAAGATGTTAACGCGGCTGCAGCCCTATTTCCGGTGCCATCCAATTATGTTAGTTTCGGTAGAGAAAAATGGGTTTCGCGCCTACGCAACTTTCGAAACACATATGCTACTCGCGTTAATCCAGCTGGAGTACCTTGAGCTCAAAGAAATCGACCTGAGCGTTCCTGCGGGCGATGAGGGCGACGAGCTGCCGTTCTAAGAGCAAAGTAAAAGATAGGGGATAATAATGGAATTGTTGATTTTTTGGCTGGTTGTGGCCATCGCCACAGCTATGGTAGCCAGCTCGCGAGGTCGATCAGGATTTGGCTGGTTCATCCTTGGAAGTTTATTCAGCCTGATTGCACTGCTCCTTGTAGCAATCTTGCCATCGCAGAAAGCTCCCCCGCGCGATCCCAACGCACCGTCGCCAGACACCCATGTTCGATGTCCGGATTGCCGCGAGTTTGTCTACAAAGACGCTCGCAGGTGTAAGCATTGCGGCATCCCTCTTGTACCCATCACCAGCTGACACGCTCATCTATCCACGCGTAAGCCCCAGGAATACTACAAGGGGCTTTTTTGCAACTAGAATTATTCATTCGCGTATTGATTAAATTATCCATTCGTGTATAGTTGCCTCCATCAACTTGATGGAGCGCACATGTACACCTACCGCGTCATTGTCCGGACTGCCCGCGCAGCCCACGTCTACAACATCCCAGCCGGCTCGACCGCGGAGGCTGCTGAACTTGCCGCAACTCAGTTTGCGAGCGTCCCATGCGGTATCAGCGTCACCGATCGCCAGGTGCGCGCATGAGCTCCACCGCTACGCCAACCGTATGGCCGAAGTCCGGCAACGAACTGGTCGACAGCCTCATGAAGGCGGCTTTTGACCGCCCTCGCGATCCGCGCAGCTACCCCTACAAGCTGGGCGCCTTCAGTCTACTCGCCAGCCGCGCTACGAACACCCCGCTTGCTCGCCCTTACGCACCAGGTACGGTAGATTTCGACGCCTTCCATGCTGGCGTGGATGAAGGCAAGGCGATATGGGCGCGTCACGACGCGGAGGCCGCTCAATGATCCCCGCATCCGCCTTCCGCGACGCGATCAAGCGCTGCGCTGCCAATGCATCCAAAGACGCTCCGGCAGACGAAGAACGCCGCCTGGCTAACTTCGTTGCTCGGCTCTCGGCCTCGATGGAATCGCTTGGTGACCATGAACTTGACGCGATGCTCTGGGGGCTGCTGGACAGCCCCGAGCCGACCCGAGTCGCTCCGGCGTTCCCGCTGATGTCCATCCAGGCGGCATGACATGGGCTTCCTCGCTCTCTACCGCTACTACCGTTTCATCGGCAAGCCATTTCTCCTGTCCGTGCGCCTGGCACGCCAGCATCGGATGCCCAGGAGATAGCCATGCACCGCATCTCGCCAGATCGCGCAGCCCTCGAAATCGCGCACCGCGCGCTCGACACCGACGCCCAGCTGGACGAGATGCTGAAGAACCCGGCCCTCAAGATCATCTTGGAGGTCGTCGCCCGCCGGCACATGCAGCGCCGAGCGAGGATCGATGTGAAGAAGCTGCAGGCCAACGACAAAGATTGACCACCAGATGACAACACCGAACAGCCTCACCCCGAAGACCGCTTTCGTCTCGCTGAAAGTAGCTGCCGAGGACAAGAACAATCCGAGCGTATCGAAGGTCACCTCATTCGCGGTCGACCCGCTGGTCCTGAAGATCAGGGAGGGCTTCAACGCCCGTCCGCTAAACCAGGAGCACGTAGACGCCATGGCCCTGGCCCAGCGCAACGGGGCGGTATTCCCTCCACTCGACGTCTACGTCGAGGACGGCGAGATCTTCATCGTTGACGGCCACCATCGCCTTGCCGCCACCTTGAAGAACATCGCCGGCGGCTTCGAGATCAAGTCCCTGGAGGCGCGCCACTTCCGCGGCAACGACGCGGACCGCGTGGCCCACATGCTCAACAGCGCATCCGGCCTGGCGCTGACGCCGCTGCAGCTTGGCGTCCAGTACCGCAAGCTGATCGGCTTCGGCTGGACCGAACCGCAGATCGCGAACCGCCGCGGCAAGTCGGTTCAGCACGTCAAGGACATGATCCAGTTGGCCGAAGCGAACAGCGACGTGCACCAGCTCGTCAACGCCGGCCAGATCTCGGGCACCGCGGCGCTCAAGGCGGTTAAGCAGCACGGCAGCAAGGCCGGCGCGGTCATCCAGGAAGGCCTGGAGCAGGCTCGCGCCGAGGGCAAGGAGAAGGTCACGCCGAAGGCGCTCGCGCGCAGCAGCGCGCCGCGCAAGGCGGCTGATAAGTTCATCGTCGCTTGGCTCATCGCCAATGCGCAACCGCAGGGATGGCCGTTCCCAGGCGACACGCATCGCACCTACACGTTGAAGTTCCAAGTGCCAAACGAGGTCGCCCACAACGACGACCTGCACACGCTGCTCGCAAACGCAGCCTCCTATAACACCATCACCTGAAAGGACCACCATGGACCGCAATACCATTGGCCCCGGCTCGCCCGTCAAGTTCGACAGCGAAGCCGGCCCGCAGCAAGGCACCGTCCAGCAGATCATGCAGGACATCGGCAACGGCGCGAAGATCGCCTTCGTGCGCGTCACCGGCACCCTGGACGGCGCGCCGTGGCGCGTCCCTGTCAACGAGCTGCAGCACGCGGAGGCAGCATGAGCGCGCAGGCATTCGGCGTATTTCTGCAGGATCTCCGCGATGGCCGCGCCCACTCGGAGCTGTCCGGCGGCCTGGCCGACTTGCTGGCTGCCGTCAAAGACACTGGCAAGGGCGGCACGCTGACCTTGCAGCTGAAGGTTAAGCCAGGCGCACGCGGCAAGGACGTGGACAAGGTGATCATCACCGATACCGTCAAGGTCGACCTGCCCAAGCCCGAGCGCGGCGAAGACTTCTTCTGGGTCACCGATGACAACGAGCTCTCGCGCAAGCACCCCCGCCAGCAGTCCCTTGAACTCCGCGAAGCACCTGCGGCACAGCCACTTCAACTGAAAGAAGCATCATGAACGAATCCAAGAACACGACCGCATCCGGCATCGTCGCCGGCCAGCTGGCCGCTGCCGCCGCCCAGGAACACCTCGACATTGGCAAGTCTACGATCGAGCAGCTGGGCGCCCTGACCGTCGCCGCAGCGAATGTACGCTCGGTCGGCGATGCGCACTTCCTCATCCTGCCGCCAGAATACCGCCACCACGACGTCACCAAGACGATTGAAAGCGCACTGCCCGAACCGCATCGCAAGAGCGGCACCATCGTCCTGTCCGATATCGCAAGCTTCCTCCAATTCGTTACCGACCAGGCCAAGCGTGACAGCTGCTACATTTACGCCCACCCGGACACGCGCACCCTGACGGCCGTGCTGAATGATCACCGCCAGGGCGACGCCAACATCCCGGGCTGGCGCGACTTTCGTGTCAGCTACACCGCGGAGCTGAGCCGCGAGTTCGCCGGCTGGCACAGGAACGATCGCAAGGTGATGGAGCAGGAAGAATTTGCCATCTTCCTTGAGGACAATGTGGCAGACATTAGCGAGCCCAGCGGCGAAACTATGCTGCAGGTCGCGCTGACACTGCAAGCAAAGACCGAGGTCGCGTTCAGCTCGCATCGCCGGCTCGACAACGGTCAGGTCCAGCTGTCGTACACCGAGAACATCGACGCCCGCGCCGGTGCTGGAGATGTCATGATCCCGCGCGAATTCGCCCTTGGCTTGCGCCTCTTCAAGAACGGCGATGGCTATAAGGTGCGCGCCCGCTTGAAGTACCGCCTGGCCGGCGGCAAGGTCAAGTTCTGGTACGAGCTGGATCGGGTCGAGAACGCCATCGAAGATGCATTCGCCGCGTACGTGTTCAAGGCGACCGAAAGCGGCTTCCCGGTCCTCATCGGCAAGCCGTAAGCAGCGAGCCCGCCATGCGTCGATTCCACCGCCAATCCGCGTTTCAAGCCAAGGCCAATGTGCCGATGGTGACAGCTACCCGTGACCGGCTCGCACTGGAGATCCGCATGGCGGGCGAGCTGCTCGCTCTCCGTCCGACCATCGACGCCTACAACACCCTGTCGAAGATGCTGGCCGCGCTTAATCGCGCCGGCATGCGACCCGACGTCCTGGCGCCCGGCACCGCGCTGATGAACACGATCTGCGATCGGTACGAGCAGTCTGGTGCGATCACCGTGGAGCGCGAGGAGGCCGCTGGCCTGCGCCAGGTCGTCGCGAACATTGACGCCGCGCTGCACCGCGTGCCGCTGCAGCGCTTCAACCGCGCCGTGGCCGAAGTCGAGGCGTTCTTCGCTGTCACAAATACCGACTCCATCGAAAGGAATTAGTAGCATGAGCAGCTGGGGAACCCCGAGCCGTGTCAGCACCGACATCTACCGCGAGCGGACCGCTAGTGAGCGCCCGATCACCCTGCGCCGCCGGCGCTGCGCATGCGGGAAAGTCGTGACGACCAAGCAGCTCGTGCAGTACGGCGCGTGCGTGACGTGCGTACGCGCCGCCGCCAAGCAAATGCAGGAGGCCGCGTGAACGAGTCCATCGCATCCGTCTTGCGACCAGTGCTGCGCTATCACGGCGGCAAATTCCGTCTGGCGCCATGGATTCTGACATTCTTCCCGCGGCATCAGGTGTACGTCGAACCTTTCGGCGGCGGCGCATCGGTGCTGCTCCAAAAGCAGCCCGCCCCCACGGAGGTATCTAACGACCTCGACTCGCGCGTCGTGGGCCTGTTCCGTGTGCTGCGCAGTCCTGTGAAAGCCACAGAGCTGGCGCGCCGCCTTGAATTTACACCGTTCTCCCGAGAGGAATACGAAGGCTGGTGCTACGGCGACCCGATCGACGATATCGACGCCGCCCACCAACTGATCGCACGCGGCTTCATGGGACAGTCGAGCAAGGGTATCTGGCAGCGCAGTGGACTGGATACGCGCATTAACCCGGACGGCTACTGTTCTCGCGTGAGCGCCTTGCGCGCCGCACCGGATGCCTGTCGCACCGTGGCACAGCGCCTGGTCCGCGCGGTTATCGAACACGATGACGCAGTCAACGTAATTAAACGCCACGACCGACCTGACGCGCTGATCTACTGCGATCCCCCGTATCTCACGCCAGAAGGCCGCGGCACCCGCATTTATACCCACGACTTCAAAGCTGAAGACCACCGCGCCCTCGCGGCTACACTGCGTGGGATGAAGTCCGCAATGGTCGTGCTGAGCCGCTACCCGAGCGCACTGTATGACGAGCTGTTTCCAGACTGGCAGCGGCACCAGCGGAAAGCAATGGCTGATGGTGGCCGCGAACGCACAGAGATCGTTTGGCTTAACCAAGCATGCACGGCCGCGCTCGAGCAACAGAACTTTCAGCAAAGGATGTTCGCATGACCGGATCAGTACCAAACAACCAGGACGAGCCAAACGACCCGGCCGCGTACAAGGAGCACCTGCTCCTGCTCAAGTCGATGCACTGCGCGCGACCGGTGATCCATAAGGGGCTAAAGCAGTTCATCTCCTGCCTGACCGCGAACCGCGACGGCGGGCGCATCTCGATGACCGTCTACCTGGCAGGCAAAGTCGGCGGCATCGACAGCAGCGAGATCGAAGTACGACCAACGAATAAGGAAGGAACCCCAGCATGACCCAAATGACATTGCAGGCGGTGCGCCAGCTCATCGCGAACGACTCATACGCGATCACGTTTCAGTCGATCGAGCAGTACCGCGCCACCTTGCTGCGCCATTTCGACAGCTTGGCGGATGCTCAAAGCGATTCACTCATCATCCAGTTTGACGCGATGGCCGGCGCTCCAGCTGCCGTACATGATCTGCTGGCCGAGCGCGCTCGCCAGCTCACCCATGGATGGACGCCTGGGAATGATGACATGATGCACACCAAAGGCGAGATGGCCACAGCAGCTGGCCTGTACGCGCTCTACGCGCACGACCCAGTGAATGCGTCGAAAGAGTACGCGCCGCCGCACTGGCCTTGGCATCCGACCTGGTGGAAGCCAACCACTCCACGGCGCAACTTGGAAAAGGCCGGCGGGCTTATCCTGGCCGAGATGGAGCGGCTGGACCGCGCTGCTCAGCCCGAAAAAAGGGGCGCGTGATGGATGATGTGTTCGCAGACACCACCTACGGCAAGTTGGCCCTCGAAAAACTGGCCCCAGTTGCACCAAACTTCCGCCTATATTGCGCTGGCTGGCTGGGCGACAGCAATCAGCGTGACGTGATGGAGGTGACCGGCGCGGAGTTCCGCGAAGCCAAGCGTGGCCCGCGCAAGGGCCAGCTCTGCATCTTGGTCCCAGGCACCAAACGAACCGCCTACGTGACGGCAGATGAAATGGCGGCAGCGGAAGGTGAAGCATGAGTCGCGAGGTGATGGAACGCGACCTGCGCGCGCCGGAGTACCGCGAAGGCAAGCCGGATGAATACGAATTCCGCGGCGACGGCAAGATCGTGCGGAAGGACCGCTTCATGCGTGGCATGCAGGACATCGCCGCCATCCTCTTCGGCTCGCGCCACGACTACGAGATCCCGACTGTAATCGCCGCTGTCCATAGCCTCCAGGGCGTGCGGTTCAGCGAAGCGCTGGATATGGCGCGTGACGTGTTCGAATCCGAGCCGAAGGCGCTGGAGTGCATTGAATACCTGAAGGCTGTTCTCGAATCCCAGAAGGAAAAATCATGAGCAACACAAATACCGCATCCCCTGAACTGCCGGGCCTCGAAATCCGCACGCACGAGCTGAAGACCGACCCGGAAGTGTTTGTCGCCGTTGTTGCTGGCAAGAAGACCCATGAAATCCGACTGAATGATCGCGGCTTCCAGGTTGGCGAAGATCTGCTGCTGCGCGAAACCGTAAGCAGCGGCGCCGAAATGAAGGCGGGCGCGCCACTGGTCTACACCGGCCGCGCCACCGTGCGCACCGTGAGCCACATACAGACCGGCTACGGCTTGGCCGACGGCTGGTGCATCCTCTCGTTTGCTCGCTTCGATCACGCTCCCGCTCTTGCCGAGAAGGCCGAAGCGCCGGCCACCGAGGAACTTGTGCATGCGCTTCGGCAGGCCGAGCGCTTACTGCGCGCTGCTGGCTTCGCCATGACCGGCACAGCATCCTCGCAGATTGTCGCGGCCATCTCAGCGCATTCCAAAGCCGCCCAGCTCGACGGCGCCCAGGGAGAGGGGAAATGA